AGGGTTCTATTTCATTGCTGGTGAAGTAGATGACCCCTTCGTATTCTTCGCCATTGAGGTAGAGGGTATTGCCGAGGATCTCGAATGTTTTGAGTTCCTCGAAGCTAGCGAGAACGATTTTTTGCAGGCGGAGCTTATCGGCAGGTAACTCGTAAGCAAAGGGGAAGTTGGGAGGTGCCACGGTGGGCTGAGGATCTAGCAAGGTGAGATGGGCTAGGACGGTGGCGAAGTCCCAGCGGTGCATGGTGAGGACGTGCTCGAATGCGCTATCGTAGTGCCGGCGCAAGGACGAATCGCGCAAGGACGTGCCTCCGGTGAAGGGGGTGGCATCTGGCTCGCCAAGGATATTTAGCGCGGCGTTGCATAGGTCGTCTTTGTTAGCGAAGGGCATGATGGTTTAAGGTAAAAACGGCGGAAGGGGAAAGCCCTTGCCGCCGTTTGGTTGTGACGTGACGTGACGTGACTTAGGCTTGGACAAGCAAGGCAATGCAGAAGCTGATCTTGCTGTTATTGGTGATGCTGGTAGCGGTGGTTAATCTCGCAATGATGGGTGCGGGAGACACCACTTTAAGAGGCGTGAGGATACCTGCGGGAATCGTCGAAGGAGTGGTGAATGCTACCACGCCTCCGCTGGATAGCGATAATCCGGCAGAATAACGGTCTGCGTCTGCTGCATCGCCAACGTCTAAGCCTAGTGCGGTGCCTGGGTCTGCATGGCAGATGGCAGAGCAAAGGTGTGGGATGACGGTGGAACCTACCGGAAGGGGCTGTGTGATGGTGATGGTGTCATTTACTGCTGCACTACTGGAAAGTGTGACTGTGGCGTAAATGAACTGAATGAGGCCGTTGTAAAGAGCGGGGTCTTTAAGTCCAGCGGCTCCGAGTTTACCGAATGAAGCGGCTACGTCTGTGTTGAAGTTTGGCATGGTGTTGTATGGTATGAGTTGAGAAATAAGAATGCCCACGGCGCGCATGCCGTGGGCAAGGTGGTTAGCTTATGGCGCAAGCGATTTGAACGACTCCATCGTCTTCAATCCGTGCTCCGCCTGCTTTGGCTTGGCTGAGGAATTGAAGGGCGTTGGAAAGGTCTGGGCGAACGTCGATGGAGGTGGTGAGGTCTTCCCAGATGTCTAGCTCGTAGGAGGTGGAGCACCAGAGAGGCACTAGGGCTACGGTGTTGCCACCGTCTGCGACTTTCTCGACAAGCTCGGTGCGCTTGAAGGTGATGCCGAGGAACTCTTTGATGTGTCCGCTAGCGTCGATGACGGGATTTGGCACGAAGTCTCGGGACATGAGCTTGCTGCCTAGGGTGCTGTCTACTTGGGCGAGCAAGGATTTATTGACGGCGGATGTGGTGGCGATGCACAGGCGTGCTCCGCTTTCCATCTGGTCTTGGCCGTAGACTTCTGCTTCCTCGAGCAACTGCAAGGCGCGGAGGAGCTTGGCAATGGTAAGGCCGCTGGTGGCGGCGGTGCCGGATGCTACATAGTCCTTGGCGATTTTTTGCGAGTTTGGCAAGGCTACGATGGTGGGTTGACCGCCAGAGACGAGAACTTCTGCGGCATCGCCTAGGAGACCACGTAGGATGATGCGGTCAATCTCGCGATTGTAGGCTTGGCTGTGTGCGCTGGCGTGTTTACCGGAGGGAGCTACGAGAGGGGCAACGGTGTTTTGATCCCAACGGCTTTCAAACGTCTCTCCCTGCAATTCGCGGGGGTAGATGTAACGAATGGAGGTGGGGACATCGCTGACGATGGGCTTGCGGTAACGCTGGCCGGTAACGTCATTCATCTCGATCTTGCCGAAAATATCGACCGTGGAGGAATTTCCGGTGCAGCCGGTGCGGACTTGCACCATGGGGCGCAAGCGGGATTCTTTTTGGGCGAGAGCCTCGCGCCAAGAAGTGCCGAACATAATGCGTGCGCTGTCGGGCACGATGAGATTGGTGTTCTGTGACATGGTAATAGTGCTAGTTGAATTGATGGAATGGGATGTTCCGGCAATCGGTAGACCGCACTATTGCGGGGCGTTGCTGCGTAACGGTTGCGCCGTGGCATGGCAGGGAGGTTCTGAGAACGTAGGCCCTAACGCCGAAGCGATGGGGGGAAGATACAAAAGTGCCGCATGGGTGTCATGCGGCAAAGGTGTCGGGGGGAGAGGGGAATTATGAATTATGAATTATGAATTATGAATTATGAATTATGAATTATGAATTATGAAGGGCATGGTTCCTACTTTCTAATGTTCATTATGGGAACTGGGGTCGGGAGAATAAGCGTTATGCTTTGTAAAAAAGTTCCACATGGGAGCGGAGTTCTAAGAGTCGGCATCGACTCGGATTGTGGCCGGGAGTCAGCGCCCACAATTCGCCCTCGAATGCTTCCACACGGGCGCAGACACGCACGGGCGGAATGCCGTAAGAGAACGTGATTTCGTCACCGTCGCTCACTTGCTCGCCGTCATCACAGAGCATAACAAGGTGATCAGAACCGTCCGAAGCCGTTTGTTGTAATTTGGGAGTCTTCATAACGGGCTGTCTGATACCTCAGCGTTACTCACTGGTTGGCTACGGTTGAGAAAGATTATTTTTTGTCTAAAAGCGAAGCTACTAGCGAAACGGTTTCTTTGTCTCCATCGCGGTATTTTGCGGAAAGCTCGGGGTCTTTGCCGGTCATGATGTCATTGGCACGCTGGGCTGGAGTGCGGAGGTCTCCTAGGGTGGAGGGTCTGCGCATGGTGTCCTCGCTGGTTAGCTTGACCATCTCGAAAACAATTTTCAATGCGGCGGGGTTGTTGCCGATGGCGGCTAGATGTGGATCACTGGGGTCAATACCCGCTTTCTCTGCCAAGGTCGTGACCATGTGGTTGATCATGCCGGCGTTGCGCGTGAAGTCGTGACCTGTGCCAAGAACTTTTTGCATCTCTACACGCGCCTCGGCGGCTTGCTGCGTGACCTGCGCCTCTGCGGCGGCGATGGCTGCGGCTTGCTGTTCTAGGTGGGTAGTAAGCAATGCTTGTAAGGCTGGGGCGGGAACGTGGTGCTTGTGGGCGATTTCTGCGATTGCCTGGACGTTATCATTATTCCACTCGATGCCTGGGTGTAGGTTTTCTGGCTTGGCTAGTCCGTAGCCGTCTGCGGCGGTGGGGACTTTGGCTAAGGTGCGGAAACGTTCGATATCCTCTGCACTGGCGTTTTCTTCTGGGTAAGCTGGGCCAGTGGTGCGGAAGTGCAGAAATGACTTGGCGAGGTCGTCAATGTTATTGAAGCGATCTAGCGTGGGGGCGTGCTGGGCAAAAGCGTCACCAAGATTTGCGTGCCAACCTTTGGGCAGTTCGCGGCTGAATGCTGGTGGTGTGGCACTAGGAGCGGTAGGCGGAGTGGTGGTTGTGACTGGTGGTGCATCGAGTAATGACATAAAATGGCGTTTTGGGTTAAGTGAGGATTAGATGAAGAGCTTTTTGCAACGGGTGCAAAAGTTTGGAGCCATGGCCTCGGCGAATTCGCGGAATTTGGGGTCTGACCAGCGGGTTTCGTAAAGATCCGTGAATGCTGCATCGGTGAAATGATCTGCGGCATACGAGATATATTCTGGTGAGGTAGTGCCAGAGACGGGGTGCGGCAAGGGTGCAACTTGCGGCAGAGATGCTGCTGGTAGCGGGGGCTTTTCTTCTGGTGGAGATTGTCTTGATAGCCATTCTTCAAAAGACTGGCAAATGGTGTCCGCTACGCCATCGGCAAGTTCTACGCCGTCTTTTGCTCGGAATTTCCAGCCTTCTTCTACGAGGTCGAATGTGGCTACGGTTTTCCCTTCGGCATTGGATGCGATGACGCGGGTTTCTTTTGTTTTTTTAAACTTGATGGTCATTTGATGATTTTGGTTGAGGTGTCGGAATTTGGCGGGGTGTCGAGAATGTCAAGAATGAGCTGGGTTACGCTTTGTGCGCCATTGCGATAAGCGGCTTGCCATGCTTCATGACCGATGACGAATGCGGGCTTGCCGTGCTGGGTGCGGGCTTTAATGTGCTCAAGCACGCGCTTGCCTGGCTCGGTAGTGAAGACATCGTGGAAGTCGTGAATGAGTTGTTGTTCATCGGTCATTGGGCGAGTTTTTCTATGCCTTCTGCGCCGCCTACGCTGCGGATGCTATCGGAGGCTTGTTGCATTTGTTCCATTTGCTGCGCTTGGGCGCGGGCGGCTTTTCGTGCTTCTATGTCCTCGGGCGAGCGGATGAAGTCTTCTGGTAAGGCACTGGAACGGGCAAGGTGCGGGAATACTGCGTCAGTATTAAACGAATCGAGGGCATCTGGTGCGAACTTTGCTATCTCGGCCATCTGCGCAATGACGGACGGTAGGCCGGTGAGTTGGTTCTGGGTGATGGCGAGTGCGAGAGGGGAAACGTAGCGGATTTCTGGATCAGGAAGAAAGGCTCCATCGCCGTCTTGTAAGATGACATCTGGCGGCGGCACGGGTAATGCTCCTGGCTGCTGGGCAAGGATGGAGTAGGCACGGAGAATGACGGGCGAGGTGAGTTCTGATACGGCACGGACGAATATGGGGTGAAAAAGCGCACCTTTTTCGGATACGCGTTGCTGCACCTCGTAGGCTGTCATTTGTTTGCTGGTCTGAGTGATTAGCTCAAAAAGCGGGACGAAGAACGCGGACTCGATGGCTTCTTTCTTTTTCTCGAGCCTATCGAGCAAGACATCATAGCGGCCATTGGTAAGCCATTCTTTGGGCATTTCTGCTGCTCCCATGTTGGCATCAAAAGCGGTCATGCCGCCTGGGCGAAGATCGATCTCGCCTTTCATGCCAGCAGGCATCAGAAAGCGAGGGAAGGCGGTAAGCTCGCCTAGGTGGTCTCCTAGTACTTCCAGGTAATTTGCTTGCTTGCTTGCTGGCAGGGCTAACCATGCGGGGCCGATGCCGTAGGCGCAATTCTCTCCCCACTTCATCCAGCGCGAGACTGCTACTGGAAGGTCATTGTAGCGGCCTGTGCGTAGAAGGTGCGTGCCCTCGGCCTCGCATATGTCATAACTAAGAAAAGAACTGCTGAAAATATTGCCTTTTTCTTTTTTGGGATTTGGCTTGATGTAGTGGATAAAAGGCCAGCGTTTCAATGGCTCTTCTGTGAGTGCGCGGGTGATGCACTCGGGTAAGCCAGAAGCTCCGTAGAGTTCTATGGCTTGGCTGGCGGTAAGGTGGAACCTACGGGCTATGGTGGTGATGCGCTGGAAGGAATCTTCGGCAATGGCGAATGTGCCTGGGGCAAAGCTGCGGAACCATAGGCCGCGTCCATCTGGGCCGGTCATGGTTTCTAGGGCGGCAATGCCGAATGTGCCGCGATCTAGGTATTGTTCGTGAAGTTCGTTGTAGAAATTCGAGTTGGCTAGGGCTTTGCGGATGCTGACGGTGACTTCTGAGTAGTAACGAATAGCGGCATCATTTTTGGCGAGCTTTTCTGGAGGCTCAAGCGCGAACCATTGCGCCCCCATAGGGGTGATGTGTGCCATTTGGCCACCGGCAAGGGTCTGGCAGGCTTGTTGGGCGGTGACATCGATGACATCGGCATTGTCTCCTTCTCCAGGGGTTTGCTTGTGTGATGTGTGACCGGCGGTGATGTGCTGCTTGCGGGGCTGGCAGTGTTTGGCTAGGGTTTCCCATAGACCGTGCAACTCGCGCACGCCTGCATCTAGCGCGGTGATTTCGCGTTTGAGTTGTTTCTCAAGATCGGATTCGATTTTCATCCGAGGGTTTGTTTGGGCGCGTTTGGGGAGGCTAAAATGGTGCTGCTGAAACCCGTGGATTGGCGTTTCTTGCGTTTGGCTTCATCTGCTTGCGCGGCAATGTCGGCACTATTGACCATGACGGGTGGCGGCGGTGGCGGCGGTGATTTTGGAGAGGAGCCCATGAGTGGTAATGATGTGGTGTTTGGTGCTGCGTCCGAACCTTTGAAATGAAAGAAACTTGATTTGAGGCGCGGCGTGAAGGTGGGCGGTGAGTGTGGATAGATCGCCCGTAGCGCACCAAATATGCAAGCAATCAGGGGAGGTTGTCATGCGGCAAAGGTGACGTGAGATGTCTGTGATGGCAGAGATGGAATCTGTGTGCATGCAGGGCATGGCCATGACGTAGCACGATGGCGTTGCGACCACGTAGCCATACATGAGGCAATAGGACTCAATGCGGTCAAAGAACGGTGAATGCTGGGCAAATAGCTGGGATGCGTGGATGCGAGCGTTGGGGATCATGGGCTTAGATGGCTATGCCTAGAGATTCTAGGGGTGAGGGGACGCGCTCGGGCTGTGGGCGTATGTAGCGCATGGTGGTGTGGATGTCTCTGTGACCAAGAATTTCTTGTATGTCGCGTATGTTGGCCCCTGCATCTGCGGAGTGCGTGGCCCACGCATGGCGTAAGTGATGCGGCGTGATGGCTTCTACTCCTGCACGTTTGCAGGCATCGCGCATGGCGTTTTGCACGACTCCATCCAGACAGTGCCAGCCGACACGCCCTGATGCGTGAGGATCTGCGCAAGGGTGGTCTAGGGGAAAGAGGAAAGCCCAACGGCGTTGGAAAGGTGCTGCGGGAAACTTCTTGGCCAAAAGGTGCGGGAGTTTCCACGGAATGCCTTGTGTGCGGAGCTTGGCTGCAAATGCTTCGGATGCTTGCACTTGTAATGCCAATGCGGAAAGAACGATGGAGGGAAGATTGATAAAACGATCTTTGTTGCCTTTGCCTGCTATGATGGTGAGCTTGGAAGCGGTTAGGTCTATGTCTTTTAGCCGTATGGCTAAGGTCTCTCCAATGCGCAGGCCGCACGCATACATGAGGTGGCAGATTAGGCGCGTGGGGTAGCCGGATGTGTCTTGCACAGCAATAAGGATCTTCCTGGTATCTTCGCGGGAAGGGGCTTGCCTTACTCTCTCTCCTGTTTTAGCGCGTAGAGCGTCGACTCCTAAGATTTCTTCTTTGCGGACGTGCTCGTAGTAAAAAATAATCGCCGCCATCGCTGCATTTTGCGTGCTGGAGGAAATCTTGCGCTTTGCTTCTGCAGTCAAAAATGCTTCTACTTTATCCCTTGATGTCGAGACCGTAGGCCAAGAGCGATCACAAAGAAAATCGATAAACTTGCCCACATACCTACAATACGAATCATTGGTGGAATCTGAGTAGCCTTTCGCCCGAATGGAGTCGCGCAAGCGTTGGACTTGCAATAGTTTTTGTTCGTTACGTGTCATGGGTGGATTGTTCATTATGGGAACTGGGGTCGGGAGAATAAGCGTTAGCTGTATTGATTTTTTTCCTACAGTTAATGCAGTATTTAACGGAGCCTCCGCGTATATGGTCGTCTTCTGACGCTCCATCTGGAGTTCCATCT